ATATACTCTGAAAATCTTTGAAATCCAAATTCATTGATGTCTTTATCTGGAAGTTTTACCATACTTGTTTTGATTCCGTTTGAAATCAACCACTCACAAATCTTTATGGAGTCCTTCATTGCATCATTATCAAGAGCAACAATAACCTTTGGTGGTTTACGAATGAGTATCTTTTCTTTTAGAAGAGGTTGGACAATTTTACCGAATAGTGGTATGGCATTGAAACGGGCAGAAATTGCATCAAACACACCTTCAACAAGTGTGATTGGTTCTTTCCAATTTATAAGAGATTCAAATCCAACAACATCTTTACTTACAGGTGGATTTTTATACTTTGCGTTTACATCTTCAAAGATAGTTCGGGAAACAAAGAAGTTTAGGTTTAGATTATCGTCATATGATGGGACGATAATTCTACCACCATAGATACCATTCGGACAATAACCGATGTTGTATCTGAAAATATCTGTTGGGAGAATACCACGAGATTTTAGGTAAGATACCGCTTGTTTTATTTGCATTGCAATTGTGATGTCTCGTATAGAACCAAAGTCCGTAAGACGGATAAACTCAGGTGGTAATCTCAACTCCTCGTCTTTATCGTCGGTGTTGACGAATGTGTGGAGTGCCTTTGTTTTGAGGATTCTATTGAGGGACTCGTAATGTTGACGGTCTACTCGTAGACGTTTGAACAGGGATTGTATTGTTCTACCCTTTTCGTTTGAAACCCAACAATGCCAGAAGTTTTGGTTTTTGGAATTAGATGAAACATCTATCTCCAGCTTTGGTTTGTAGTGGGAAACAAAGGGTGAAAAGAAAGAATAGTTGTTGCCGGAGGTCTTCTTTCCTTTACCTAAAACTTGTTCTAACAGATATAATAAGTCGTGGTTTATCATAGTGAAACCAATATACGACTATTTTGGGAAATTTACAAACAATCATCCAACCATTCTTGTGGAATTTCTTTCTTTGACCACAACCAACCCCGTTTCTCACAGAATTGGGCATACGTTGTTTTACTTCCCTTGTAGAGTTTTGCGTTTGGATTCTGAAAGACAAACCTAATATCTATGTTTGGATATTGGTTGAATATCAGTTCCATCTTTTCTCTATCGGCTTTTACCCAACGTCCTTTTGTTTCCAAGTACATCGTACCACCCTTTTTCTTTTGTAGAACAAAGTCGGGTGTGTAGGTGTGATTTGTGGCTGGTCTTATGTATGAGAGTTTATCGGTTTCGTACCCGTATTTTTTCTTCGAGGATTTTAGATTTTCATTGATTGTATCTTCAAGACCAGAACGAAACCCGTGTTTTATCGCAACTGCATTTCTTTTCATTTATACGTCGAACCTTACTATTATGTTCATATCTACGTCATCTCTCTTTTCTAGTGGATTTGCCAATTTAGCAACAGCAACCATATCCATATTATCATTATACAGACCTATTGTTGTTATGTACGGATTGAAGAATGAACTTGTTGCAAAATCCTTTGGATAAGATGTGTTCATTTCATTGTCTTTTCTTAACGTTGGATTTGTACTAAAATTAAATTCGTTCTTTTTAAGTCTACAAATTATCTCATGTTCAAAAAATGTAACTGTACTTCTAAAAGAACCCCAAAAACCATTTGTTCTACCGTTGTAATCGAAATTACCAGTTTCTCCTAAAATTGAGTTTGCATACTTTGGTCTTGGGTCTGATATTACAGCCATTCCGTAATTATAAAATACATTACCGACGGTATTTGATTGATAAGCATAACCGAGGTCAAATGAATTATCAGAAAGAGACTGTATTTCTGTTGAATTTAAACCTTTATTGTAAATTCTAAACTCGTCAATAGAACCTGATAGAGTGCCCGATGTTGTTCCGTTTCCACCGATAAACATTTCTCGATCATTTGCAACTGGCATTCTTGTTGAATAAGAGCCAGTTATATCCATCGCACCGTTTATCCATATACCATATGTACTGCCGCTTTTTTGACATAATACATGATTCCAACTTCCAGTCGATAGTGACGATGAAGAAGTCAATATTATGTTTTCTAATCCAGATGATTGTGAAAAAACAATCTTGTTTGGATTGGCACTTGTTGAATTTGTTAGTCTAACGTCAAATGGGTATTGAGCAGACTGATTTGAAACATAAACATTTGAAGTTTTTCCAGTTTTTCTATCAGTTTGTGTTGTTAATTGATATGAACGTTTATCAAGAATACAGTTATAGTCATAATCTAAATTTGATTGGGTAGGTGGAACATTAATCCAAAAACTTATAGCAAAGTTGTTTTTACTATTAAGGTTAAAGTTTTCTTTTGTAACAACTTTAAAGTAACCACCGTTTAAAATTGCACAGGTTCCACTCGAAGAAACAGGTGATGTTGTTGGTATTCCCGGTGCAAATGTTATGTTTTTTGGAGACACATATTCCACCACATTTTTCAAAGGACTATCGTCATTTACAAATGCGGTTTGCTTATTTCTAAAATTGTATTCTCTATACTTTTCATTAAATCCAACATATAACTGACATCTTGATTTATCTATTATTTTAGAAGTGTCATAATCTTGGTCAATTAAGTTACCGTGTAAATCATCTTGCAATGTATAAACAAATTCGGATGAACCACTATGATTTAAAATAAATGACCCTGGTTTTATACCTTCTCCAAAAACACCTTGTGGTATAACAAATACAGATGAACTTTCATAATGTGCCAAGTTAGCCCTTGTTGTTACACCGATATGTGGAATCTTATCTGGAAAGTTATTGGTATAGAATGTGTGGTCGAGATAATACCAAATCATTTTTGGGTCAAAACTTTGAGTTGTAAAAACTCTATGGTAGTTTGAACCAGATATATTTGCTATATTTCCGAAGTATTTATCATTTTCAGGATAGAAAGCTCTTAAAATTTTTATTCCGTAATTTTCGTAGTATGTACTTACACCAGCACGGGTTTCGGAATTATCACTTGCAAATTGCCATTTCTTGAAAGCTTTAAATGGTTTTACCTCATAATCACCCTTTTTGAGTTTTTTGTAAATTAGAGATACTTTATTTCCAAATTGAAATGACATTAGAATATCCTCACTCTTACTTGAAATACATATTGAGTTCTATCTGTTTTCAATACAGGTTTTTTAAGTTTACCGACTGCAAGTAATTCATTTTTCTTATTGTAAAGACCAATTGTTGTAATGTATGTTTTTGGGTCTTTTACGAAATACTCATATCTCATACTATTCATAGGTCCAGAAACATATGTTGGATTATTTGAATAATTAAACTCATTTGGATTTGCTCTACAAAAATAAGTTTGAATTAACATTTTTTCGGCAGAACGTGCAAACATAGATTCTGATACTGGTCTTGCATCTGATACTGATAGTGAACCACTTAATGATAGGAATAACTTATAGATATTATCACCATCGAATGACCCAGTTACCGTATTAAATGAACACGATTGGTCTAAAACATTTCCATCAAGAACAATCAATCCCATTTTTGGAAATACCATTCCCCATGCATTGTCAGTCGGTTCACCATAAATACCTTGTTGTAATGAACCAGATACAATATAGTAAAATGAATCCAAACCACTTCTATCCGTTCTATCTTGTTTTGTATCAAAACTATCATCTATCAACTTGTAAACAACACTCGATGATGTATTTACATAAAAGTTACTTCCAGTATTATAAAGTTGATTTAAACTTGATGATAATGGTACAAATGAAAGTTCGAAATTTCCAGGGTCTAACATATCTCTGAAAAGATTTCTATCTAACTGTATAAAATAAACAGAGTCAGATTCTACTCCATTTTTAAACTTGAATTTTTTAGGAAAATTAACAGAACCGGTCAAGTTACCATAACATTCTGTTAAGTATTTCCTATACATTGTTTTTGATGGGTATAATTCTGCCAAGTTTGTATTGTCATAATAAGATGAACCCGAACCATTTACGTGACCGTATGATATATCAAATTCATGTGTTGAATTAGATTGATTTGTTGAATCACTGTATATTGGTAGGTAGTATGAGTCAGATTTTGCACCATTTGAACCAGTAAAAATTTCATGTAATCTATCACTACCACAGTTCCAAAGAGGGAATGTTCTATTTTTTTGAACTACAACAGATTTATCTAAAATTGAAGATAAAGTTTTAGTAACAAATACACCATTCTCATCGTCAGTAACTATATCTGTAATATCATCTATTATATCGTCTATTGGGTCAGAATAACCAATTCCCTTTAAGTAGGATATTAATTTCGTTCCAGTCACTTCTCCACCAAGATTACCGATAGTTGGATGATTATATGCAAAGTTAAATTTTATACGAGCACTATGTTCAGAATCAACTATACCACGAGGATTATAGTTAACCGTGATATTGAACGTATTATTTGGTTCTATTGTTATAGGATTTTGTTTTGATGCAGTTAAAGGAAATGGAAATGTAAAGTTTTGATTTGTTCCAGTAGATTCTATCAATTCATATCCGTACAAATAAACATCTCTTGTTCCAGTATTTTTTATCGTTATATCTTGTGGATTAGTAATATTATAGACATCAATTCTTCCCCAATCTACGTCTGA